TTCTCAAATACATGGTAGTAACATTGGCAGGGTGGGTGGGGGTGGGTAAGGGTCACCCGCTATGCGATAGAGCGCGGTGACGGCGCTGTGAGAGTAAAGAAGATGAGGTGCTGGATTAAGTACCGGCGCATTGTTAGTTTGGGTTGGTCGGGGGAGCCGGCTCGCTGCTCAGTTAACCAAGAAAACCCCCGACCACCCCAGAGATGATACAATGGCAACCAAGAAGACCTCGATGTTTACGCTTACAGAACGACTAACGATCAGTGCCGCTACGACCGACACGTTTGCGACCATTGACCTTGGTTCCTACGTTGACGTGGGCGACCGTCAAGCCATCCAAGTTCACAGCGTAGATTACATCTTCCAGGGCACCTCAGCATCGACCACGATTACCGCAAGCGTTGGCGCTGATGCCCAACTTGACATCCAACTTACGGACCTCAATCGTGGTGGGCTTGTGTTTGCTAACGATCGCGCTCTGGTGAGTTCTGCAAAACTTTTGATTGATTACAGCAACAACGCAACGACCATGGATGCTGATTTGTACCCCGACAACTACGGCAAGGGTGCAGACGACGGTCGATTCGTGGTCAACGACCAACTCTACATCACTGGACGAACCAATGTCATCGGTTCTGGTCAAGCGATGAACGTCACTGTCCGTGTCAATGCATCCATTGTTTCTTTGTCTGCTAAGGATTTCATGGCTATCGCAATCCAGTCAACCGCTGCAGATAACTGAGGGTGATTCCCTTGGTTAAGATTGAAGGTACGCTCGAAGAAATCCGGGCTATGTTTGCTGAGGGTGCAAAAGCCCAGGCAAAGGTTGAGGCAAAGAAAGCCGGTAAAGCCGTTGTTAAGAAAGCCGTCAAGGTTGCCAAGCGCGCACCATCAGCTTACAACAAACACATGAAGAAAGAACTCGCACGTCTGAAGAAGAAACATCCGAAGACACCACATGCGACGTTGTTCAAGAAAGCCGCCAAGTCTTGGAAGGGATCGAAGAAAAAGGGGGCTAAGAAATGAAGACTTTGGCAAAAGAGTTTCAATATGGCACATTCAATTTTGATTCTGGCACTGGTCTATGGTCGGCAGCCGCAAACGCTTCAAATTGGAGAGCATTGAATCCGTTGAACTTTGTAGCATCAACCTACTTTGATTTGGCCGGTATGTCGCAACGTGAAAAAACTCTATTCTTCGAAGGCGCAGCAACTCAAGAAATGAATGACCCTTTCCACGTAGCCGGTCAACCAGGAGATGCGATTTTAGTTTGGGATGTTATGACTACTGAGCCCATGACCGATACGGAATTATTGGGTTTTGTTGGATTTGGTAATTTTGCTGAAGGTCAAACTGGATTAGGTTTTCAAGAAACTATCTATGCAAAATTGTCCTCCTACGCCATCACGGTTGATACTGCAACGTGGGGCCAATTTGTTCAATTGACTGACCGTCAATTAGGATCTTTAGAGCCCACAGCATCGGATAGAATCTATTGTTATCGAATGCTAAACATTGGCCAACCAATTCAGGCGACACGAATTGTACTTTATCCGACACGATATCTCTTGAGCGCAATAGCCAAAGAGGAACCGGACTTTCAGTATCTCATGCGACTTCGACGTTCTTACGAACTGCAACAATCACATGATGAGGATTGATGTTCATGGACTTCTATTACAGTCCTTACCAATACACTCTGCAAGAGCGCGTTAAAGACGTGGTGTTCTCACCTAAGCGCTCGATGACGGCGGTTAAGGCAACGCGTATACCTCAGCCCGTTGCTATTGGCTTGTTTGCAGCCACTGCTTTCGTTGCCTTTGCTCCATTGCTACAACCTGGACCACCTGCTAAGATATCAGGTCCCGGAATACTCCCAGTTTACAACGTGGGGAGGTTTGTCATATGACCACTGAAAGTGAAACTGAAATTGAAGCCCGATCATCGAAGACGACCCGCTTTGCCGAATGGTTGATGGCACGTGAAGAGCGACGCCAGGAAAAAGACTCCAACCTTGAAGGTATGATCCGACTCAACGTGCTTGTGTCCTTTCTTACTCTCGGTTTGGTCGGTGGCTTCGAGGCTGTTCAACTTGGCATCAGCTTAATCCCGTATCTTTGAAGCGCACACATCACACACCCAAACATCTGGGCAGTATTTGCGACGTCCCCATTTTGGGTTAAAGAACGCCAAGACTGGGGCCATTCTCAAGGCGATGTCCGGGACATCGCCCTGGTAACCACACATCGCGCACGTGGCTTTCATTGCCATCCAATCCAAGTCTCGATAGCCTCAGCGATCCGTTCAAGTGCTTTCATCGAACGGCACGACGTACAAATGCACTCATCGTCATAATTATGCGTCGTGAACGTCTTGTAGCACTCTTCGCAACGCGCTTCCTTGGTGATGACGGGAATCATTCGTCCACTTCCTCGATGATGTGGCATATGTCCTTTGACAACATATGGATTGCGGACATGGTGCTGTGCATGTCTTCGTCATCTTCCCGGGACCATTCACGCTCAAACAATCTGAGCAAGGAGAAAATATCGCCAACAAGGCTACCAATACGCACGTTTTTTTTGCTCATTCTTGGTCCCCCTCGTACGACTTCCACACGTGGCGAAGGCGTAGCAACTGCTCACGCCCCAACGTCTTCACGGCCACGTCGATCAGTTGGCTGACCTTGTACCCATCTTCCTTGGCTTTCTTCAATATCAAGTGTGTTTCATCACTCACCGTTATGCTGTATTGGTTTCCCATGTACCGTCCAGAACGCTCGTGCATATAATAATAATGTTATTGAACATACAGAAAAGTAGGATTGAGTTACAAACTTCTCAAATACATGGTAGTAACATTGGCAGGGTGGGTGGGGGTGGGTAAGGGTCACCCGCTATGCGATAGAGCGCGGTGACGGCGCTGTGAGAGTAAAGA